CAACCTCAAGGAGATCAAAAATGAACATGTTTTCTCAAATGACCGCCGGCAACATCAGCCCACAAAAGCCAGTCACCATCACAACCTCGAAAGCCCTCAAGGACAGTATTTTTTGGCAGCAACAAGTGATTGCCCAAAGCAAAGACGCAGCGCAAATTGCACGCTGCAAACTTGCCGTTGAGCGCTTGCAGGCCCAGCTTGCCGAGGCAGCATGACCGCCACACAACGAGTGGCCGCACTGCGCCAGCGCCGAAAGGATGCTGGCTTGGTGCGGGTCGAGTACTACCTCACTAAGCCGCAGGCCGAAAAGGTCAAGGCACTCATCACCAAGCTAACCAAGGAGCAACATGCAGCACACTGACCGCAAGCACGCCCGACTCTCGGCATCCCGTATGGACAGGGTGATGAGCTGCCCAGGCTCTTACCGGCTTGAAGAGAAGATGCCCTACGAGCCAGCCGGCGAGGCGGCTGCCATCGGCACGGCTATCCATGAGTTATCCGAAAAAATTCTGCGCGGCGAGGCGGTCAATCCCAAAGAATATCCCGATGACCACATCGACATGGCCAACGAGTACGCCACCTTCATCAACACGCTGGTTGAAAACCCCCGTAAGCGCATGATCGAGGTGAATGTGGATGCCGGCCTCAAGACTCTGCACCAATCCCTCGGCGGCACTGCTGACGCCGTGCTGGTCGATGGTGACCACCTTCATGTCGTAGATCTCAAGACGGGCCGAGTGCTGGTCGAGGCCGAGGACAACAAGCAGATGCTGACCTACGCTCTGGGCGTCATGCGCATGTTGAATGCGCCTGCATCCATCCAATGCACCATGCACATATTCCAGCCCCGTGCCGGCCACAGCAAGTGGACAGTCTCAGGCACTGACCTGATCTCGCACGGCCACGACCTGCTGGCCGCTGCCAACCTCGCGCTGACCGATGACGCACCGACCAACCCGTCCACCAGTGCTTGCCGGTATTGCAAGGCCAAGCCCATCTGCCCATCCATGCGTGCCAAGGTGCAGGACAACGCCCGTAAAGAGTTTGCAGACCTTGTGAAAAAGGCTGACAAGGATGACACCATTGCAGTGCCGCATGTCACCTCAGAAGACATTGAATTGGCCCAGCTTGCAGCCATGTGGTCTGAGGCAGTGCTGGAGTCGGCCAAGCGGCAGATCACCGAGGGGTCAACCATCCAAGGCTGGACACTGCGACCAGGTCGCAAGACCAAGTTTTGGAAGAGTGACGCCTTGGCCTTTGAGGCTTTGAAATCCTACCCGCAGGCATTCGATCTGAAGTCTCCATCGGCCATTGCCAAGCTGGACATCACCATCAGCGAAGACCTGATCGGTGAGAAGCACGCTGCTGCCAGCTTGGTCAAAGAAAAGGCCAAGGACTAGAATCAATCTCCCAAAGAAAAACCCCTGACGGCGCGAACCATCAGGGGTAACTAGTTTCAGCTAGAAGGAGAACAACTTGTCGTCAACCGCGAGATCAACAACATGAGCATTTTACCCAAAATCGACACCGAGTTTTCAAACTCTCAGGCCATTGCTGTCAAGCTGATCGAGCAGCACCCATCAGCAGTGTTCTGCACCTTTGCCATCACTGCCGATGGCAAGAAGATCCCCTACAAGAAATCTGGCCAAGGTGTAGCGCGTGACACTCCACCCGAACAGCTTTACAGTGCATCAGAGGTGCTATCTATGGATGCCGCGCCAGCCGGCAGCTATCTGGGCATCGTGATGCAGACCCCATCCATGAGCCAAGGCGCGTACCTTGTCTGCCTTGATGTGGACATGAAGCACTCAACAGGTGCGACCAATATCGCCATCAAGCGCATGGCCGAGTGGGTCAAGCAGCAGGATCAACTCACGGAGGTAAGCGTCTCCGGACGGGGGCGGCATGTCTTCCTGTTCGTGGCTGATGAAGACTTGGACAAGATCAAGCCCAAGTACAAGCTGGGCGGCGGCCAAGAGATCGAGGTGTTTGGGCTGCCAACCTCACCAGGCAAGTCAGTCCTACTGTCCGGCTCAAAGCTGGTCGGTAAGTTGTCAAATGAAACCCATGACAATCTGCTGTCGCTCTTGACGATGTGGGGCGTGATTGAGCAGGACAACTCCAACCAGCCGGCTGAAGTGCCACGGCCAAAACCAGACAGCTTTGTATATACACCGGTCACATCCTCTACCGATGACTACAGCAAGGCCGCAGCCGCACTGTATTTCATCAACCCTGACAGCGATTACACGACATGGATCGAGATCGGCCAAGCGCTGCATACGGCCTTTGGCGCTCAAGGCCACCAACTCTGGGCGAACTGGAGCAGCCAAGGCAGCAAGTACAAGTCAGAGCAGGACATCGACACGCATTGGAAGAGCTTTCACCAAGGCAAGGGTGTCTCCATTGGCACGCTGTTCCATCATGCAAAGCAAGGCGGTTACTCAACACCGAGCCGCGCCGAAGAGCGCAAGTCGGCGGTCGAGGATTTCTCCAACTTCATCCAAGCGCAGCAGGGCAAACAGTCACCAGCCCCAAGCGAACAGTCACCAGTCGATCCTGAACAGTCACCAGCCCCGTACTGGAAAGAACTATCCCTCGACCTGACTAAGCTCTACCCTGTTGAATATTTAATAGACGGGTTTCTAGCTCATTCTTTCAGCGTCACCGCCGGCCAGCCTGGTGTGGGCAAGACCACGGCAATGGTTAGCGTCTGCCTGATTGCCGCTGGATTCACCTTATCAGACTCCCCACTCAAAACAGAATCAAGAAGAAAGATTCTTTATGTCACCGAGGATGCCAGTCAAGTCAGGCAATCTCTTTATGCTTATGTGAAATACTGGAATCTCGACCCCACTGAAGTCTCCCAGTGGTTTATCGTTATTGAATCAAAACGATCTAAAGTGCCGGAGATATTACTCCTAGCAGAGAATGTCATACGCCATACAACTACTGAACGGCCATTCCTCATAATAGATACTTCTAATGCCACATTAGAAATAGATAATGAGAATGATAACTCTGAGGTCGGCAGTTACATGGCTGCCATCAAGCAGACTATTTACACTCAACTAAATACCCCGATCAAGATCATCACCCACACCGCCAAGACCGCGCAAACAAGTGATGACAGCGCTCTGGCCCGCGGCGCCAGTGCCTTCACTGGTGATGCAACCCTGACCGCCATCCTGTTCATGGACGATGACAAGAACAGGTTCATGCGGCTCATCAAGACCCGATACGAGCCGATCCACCGCGAGATCAGCTTTCAGACCCACATCCACAATGAGGTGGTCATCACCAAACACGGCAACATGCAGGATGTCCAGTGCATCACAGTCATCCCTTACCCGACATCCGAAGCATCACGCAAGCAGGAGGCCGCAGCCCGAATTGAGGATAGCAAGTCATTACGCATCATGGACAAGTGCGACACGGCGGCAGCTTTCGTGCAATCCATCATCAATGAGCACCCAGAAGGGGTGGTGATTCGCCGTGGCTCAAACGCCCCGAAGGACTGCCGCAGCCATCCAGATGCCTACAAATTGGATTGGGCAGACATCTATGCGGCAGTCCCAGGCTCATCAAAAGGCGATGTAAAACGGGCCATTGGGATCTCCATCTTCAGAAGATTTGCACCCAATCCAATCAATAATTCGTGGAACATTTTGTCCCAAGGTGGCCGCCATGAGGGCTGAAATAAGTGCTCCAAGGCAAGTCGAGGAGTCGGAGATACCTCGAAGATACCTCGGAGATCCGTATCCCCGACAAAGTGATGCGCTTGGGGATAACCTTGGGGATTTTTCCCCAAGTTATCCACAGCCTAATCACCGATTTTTGAGGAGCTTGACAAGTCGAGGATACCGAGGATTTTTCCCATGGGGGGTATCTTCGACTTGGTATCCTCGACTAAGGAGCTTGACAGTGAAAAGTTATCCACAGGCTGATGGCTGGTCAGATGATGACCGCGTTTTGTGCGAAAAGTGCGGAAATCGGGAGTCGAGGATACAGCGCTGGAATTTCACGGCAGAGAACTTTGAGAAGATGCGAAGGCTCAACGAAAAGCCAGCGCAGTGGATGTTTGAATCGGTGCTGGTCAAGAACGGCTGGGCCAAGGTTTCGTTCAGTCAGGACTTTTGTACAAAGACCGACCTACACTGCATTCCAGATGTGCCGCACCGCTGCCACCTGTTTATGGATCGGGATGCCGCAAAGCCTGCCGAGTCCGTAGAATCTGCGGAATGGTGGCAATTGACCTAAAACGCAAAAGACAAAGCATTGAACACAAGGAACAGGTCAAGCTGGTGCAGCGCGTTAGGGCTTTCTATCCCGATGTCATCATTGCCGCCATACCTAACGGGGGCGACAGAACGGCCTCAGAGCGCGTCAGGCTGCATGGTGAGGGTGTGCTGGCTGGGATGCCTGATCTGTGCGTCCTGCGGCGATCCAAGGGTTTTGGCGGGTTGTTTGTGGAGATGAAGACAAGGGTCGGGTTTGTCAGCAAGGAGCAGAATTGCATTGCAAAGCAATTGAACGATGAAGGCTATCTGTGCGTCATTGCCAGATCAGCCGATGAGGGTTTCAAAATCATTGAGGAATATTTACATGAGCCGTGACACATTGGCCGAGATGGCCGACCAAGGCGCCGCCAACATTGCGGCAGCCCAAAGCAAAAAAGCTGAACTCAGCGGGGCAAACAAAGCGATCCACAAATTTGGTGGTGAGGATGCAACATTTGAATTCATTGCAAATGGCGGCACGACATCCGCACTGTGCAAGGCATTAGGTGTGGCGGTTACGACATTTGACAGGTGGCTTGACAGGGGCGGCGAGACGCGCCGCTCGGCCTACGCGCAGGCGCGTGCGCGTAGTGGGCAAAGTTTAGCAGAGCAAACGATCGAAATTGCAGACGCCGCAACCATTCAGGAAGTGCAACTGGCCAAGCTGCGCTGCGACCGGCGTGCGTGGCTGGCCGGCAAGCTCAACGATGACTACAGTGACAAGCCTGCGCCTCTGGTGAACATCGACCTTGGCAGCTTGGCACTGGACGCATTGAGGCATCGATCTGTCACGCCCGTAAACGGGGTTGTCAATGATGCGATTAATGAGGGTTAACCCTCAAATTCTGAGGGTCTGAGGCCAGCTGCTGGCCGCCGCCGCGCCGCGCCCCCCCGTCCCGCGCCTCGGCGGGGGCGGCTGATGCGGCACTAATCACCTACCAACCATCAATCCCTAAAAAAAATTTTTTTTAAAAACCACTTGACAACCTGCCAACCTGATACATAATTGCACTGTCAGTCAATAAATTAACAGGGAGAGCAACAAATGACAGTCTACGGGTATGTGAGGGTCAGCACTACAGAGCAGGTTGACAACACCAGCATGCAGGAGCAGAAGCGCCAGATCGAGGGTAACGCGATGAGCCACAACTTGGTCATTGACAAGTTCATCGAGGATGGCGGCGTCTCTGGCGCTGACCCCTTCTTTGCACGACTCAGTGCCAACGGAGTCACGCTCCAGCAAGGCGACACTGTGATCGTGGCCAAGCTGGATCGGTTCAGCCGTGATTTGCTGGATGCCTTGCAGTCGATCAAGAAGTGCAAGGAGCTTGGTGTCAAGCTGATCATCAACGGCCACGGGGATGTCACTGACAGCAGCAACATCTACGCGCAGTTGATGCTGGAGATCCTTTGCAGCTTTGCCGGCCATGAGCGCAGAGTGCTCAAAGAGCGCCAGAAGCAGGGGCAGGCTGCCAAGCGCAAGGCTGGTGGCCATCTGGGCGGTTCAGCAAAGTTCGGGTATGCCATCCAAGGAAGTGGGCAAGCGGCAGTCCTGGTTGAAAAACCTGAAGAGCAAGCAGCGCTGAAGTACGCCAAGGAGATGCGTGCGACAGGAATTAGTTTTCGGGCGATATCTAGTATTTTAAAAACCAGCCACGGGGTTATTGTTTCTCATGAAGCAATCCGCAGGGCATTACAAGGAGAGACAGCATGAAGTTGATGCATGAACACATTACGGGATTGTGCCGCCAGAGTCTGGAGTGCTGGTACGAGTGGGAGGCCGCAGAGCCTGAAGTTAAAGAGGCCGGCGTAGTAATTGAGCCTGCTATCCCTGAACAGGTAATATTAATTGAGGTCTGGGTAAATGGCGCGGATATATTCGAGTTAATCAGTGATGACATGAAGGAAGTAATTGAGATTGCGATTAAAGAGGATAGATATAAATGACGCCATTAAATCATGGTGGCAAAAGAAAGGGTGCTGGCAGACCTAGAGCCAATATATCTGTTAGCAGGGTATTAAAGTTATTCTCTGAGGGAGTAACTAAGAAAGATATAGCAGAGAAATTTGGAGTTAGTGAGGTGACAATTGGTCGAATTATTAAAAGGGAGAAACGATAATGTGGAAATATCTGTGGACTGAATTGAGGTTGATGCTGAAGACAGTGACGCCGGCGCAGGCCGTGGCGCATGAGTTACTGATTGCGGAGCATGAGTTGCTGGCGGCTCAGAGTGGGGTGGAGTACGCCCAGGCGCTGGTGACCTACAACAAGCAGCGAGTCAAGCGGCTCAAAGCATACTTTGACAACACTGAGGAGGTGGCGACATGACTACAAAAACAGGATATGGGCCAGCGTTTCCGGCGCATGAGAACTGGCGCATTGATTCGGGCATGACCTTGCGCGACTACTTTGCGGCCAAGGCGATGCAGGCTTTGCTTGGAAATCCAGAAATTGACGGGGAGCCAATCGCTTACTCTCAGTTGGCTTACAAGTACGCAGACGCCATGTTGAAAGCGAGGAAAGCATGATCAGGCAATGCGACACAGGTGGCATCTGCCCACACACACCTCAATGCGATCACTTTTGCCACTTCACCAATGCTGAGAACGAGCCAGAGACGCGCAAGGTTAAGGCTTATCCAATCGTGCCTGACGACATTGAGCCAGTGCCGCAAGCGTGGCAGATGATCGGCAGTGTTGTTGTTGGCTTTGTGCTAGTGGCGCTGGTGGTGATAGCAGCCCTGTTTTTCTTCACGGGGTTTTACATTTGGAGTCTGCTGATATGAAACAAGAGGAAGTAATCCAGTTGATGCGTAAGGTGATTAAAGAGTCGGAGTACTACACCACATGGACAGTATCAACCCCGCACTTGGTGGAGTTGGTAGAACGCGCAGTCGAAGCCGAGCGTGAGGCGTGTGCGAAGCTGGCTGACGCTGAAGAAAAAACGGCCAATGAAGAGACTTGGTATCAGTGCGCGAAAGAGTTGGCCAAGCAAATCCGAGCAAGGGGACAAGAGATTGACCCGAACAAGTGGGCCTTTGACAATGGGTTAGAGTCCACATGATCAAAAAAAATGTCTTTGCCGAGTGGGTTGAGCGATACCACAATGACCCCGTGCTGTTTGTCAAGGAGGTGCTGGGCGTAGACCCAGACCCGTGGCAAGAGAAGTTCTTGGGGGCTATTGCCCGAGGGGATCGAAAGATCAGCGTTAGGTCTGGCCACGGGGTGGGCAAGAGTACGGCAAGCTCATGGGCGATGCTCTGGTACTTCATGACCCGCAGCCCTGTCAAGGTGGTGGTGACAGCGCCGACCAGCAGCCAGCTTTATGACGCGATGTTTGCGGAGTTGAAAAGGTGGATCAACGCGATGCCTGCGCCATTGCAGGGGCTGCTGACTGTCAAGCAGGAGAGGATTGAGTTCAACGCTGCGCCCACTGAGATGTTTATTTCGGCCAGGACATCACGGGCCGAGCAGCCCGAGGCTTTGCAGGGCATTCACTCTGAGTATGTGATGCTGGTGGCCGATGAGGCATCAGGTGTTCCGGAGCAGGTGTTCGAGGCGGCGGCTGGATCGATGTCCGGCCACAACGCTGTGACTTTATTGCTGGGCAATCCGGTGCGGAGCAGCGGGTTTTTCTACGACACGCACACAAGGCTAGCCGGCGAGTGGACAACCTTTCAGGTGGCATGCACCGACTCGCCACGGGTGAGCGATGAGTATGTCAAAGAGATGGCCATGCGCTACGGCGAGGAAAGCAATGTCTACCGGATCAGGGTGATCGGGGAGTTTCCCAAGGGAGACGATGACACTGTCATCCCGATGGATCTGCTGGAGAGTGCGCTGCACAGGGATGTGGCGGCAAGCAAGTCAGCGCCGATGGTTTGGGGGCTGGATGTGGCGCGGTTTGGAAGTGACAGGTCGGCGCTGTGCAAGCGGCAGGGCAATGTGGTCACCGAGAGCATCCGCACTTGGAAAAATCTGGACTTGATGCAGTTGACGGGTGCAGTGGTGGCCGAGTTCAATGCGCTTGCCCCGAGTGAGCAGCCACGGGAGATCTTGGTCGACAGCATCGGTTTGGGCGCTGGGGTGGTGGATCGGCTGCGGGAGTTGGGTCTGCCGGCGCGGGGGATCAATGTCTCGGAAAGCCCGGCGATGGGCGGGACTTACCGCAACCTGAAGGCCGAGCTTTGGTACAAGGCCAAGGCGTGGCTGGAGGCGCGGGACTGCAAACTGGCCAAGGATGAGGTGCTGATTAGCGAGTTGGCCACAGTACGCTACACCTTCACCAGCAATGGCAAAATTGCCATCGAGGGCAAGGATGAGATCAAAAAGCGGGGTCTGCCGTCACCGGACAAGGCTGACGCCTTTGTTTTGACCTTTGCGAGTGACGCTGTGGCGGGGATGTTTGGGTCAGCGGCCAGCAGCAAGTGGAGCCAACCCTTACGCCGAAACCTGTCCAGAACTGCATAATTGGACATTCACAACCAGGGGGATCTATGAAAATGATGACTAAGGCTCAGAAGAAGGTCGGCAAGGTGATGGGCGAGTTCAAGTCCGGCAAGCTGACCAGCAGCGGCAAGACTGTCAAGAGTCCCCAGCAGGCGATGGCCATTGCGCTGTCCACTGCCAAGCTGCCCATGCGCGGCAGCAGGACTGCCAAGAACATGAAAACAAAGGGGATGCGCTGATGGCTACGATCAAAGAAACCATGACCCAATTGATGGGTGACGATGAGGCTGGTGAGAACTGCCCCACGGCCACACAAGACATCACGATCAATCTGCGCAACAGGGCCAAGGCGATCAACAGCGCCAACTACGGCCCTGAAAATCCCGACCTGCCCAATACTGCCTTTTGGAAGAAAAAGGCAGATGAGTGGGAGGTGAGTATTGAGGATGCCAAGACGAGCCGCTGCGGTAACTGCGCGGCATTCAATCAAGAGGAATCAATGCTCGACTGCATTGAAAAGGGCATTGGCGGCGAGGGTGATGCCGAGGAGTTTATTGAGAAGGCTGATCTCGGCTATTGCGAGATCTTTGACTTTAAGTGCGCAGCCAGCCGCACCTGCGATGCATGGGTCGCCGAGAGTGACGAGGAAGAGGACTATGAGGGCGGTGAGAACAGCGCGATGGAGGGGGATGACATGGAAGACAAGCCGATGCTGGTAATTAAGATTGGAGCTAAAAAATGAAAGCTGGACTCTATGCCAACATCAACGCCAAACAGGCGCGTATCGCAGCCGGTTCTAAAGAGAAGATGCGCAAGCCTGGATCTAAGGGCGCACCAAGCGCTGCTGACTTTAAGGCAGCGGCTAAAACCGCCAAGCCAGTAAAGAAGAAATGAAGACCCCAGCTTGGCAGCGCAAGGAGGGCAAAAACCCATCCGGCGGCTTGAATGCCAAGGGTCGAGCCAGCCTGAAAGCTGCTGGCCAAGACATCAAGCCACCCGTCAAGGCCGGCGACAATCCGCGCAGGGCGTCATTTTTGGCGCGCATGGCCGGCAATGATGGCCCAGAGTACAAAGACGGCAAGCCGACCAGGCTACTGCTGAGTTTGAAGGCATGGGGGGCAAGCTCCAAGGCCGAGGCCAAAAGTAAGGCTGCGGCCATCAGCGCCCGAAACAAGGCCAAGAAATGATCAGTCCCATCGTCATTGCCACAGTCAGGGGGCATGGCTTGGCGGTGCTGCTGGAGTCGATCAAGCAATACGCGCCAGAGTGTCCGGTCTACCTGCGGGGGCCAGAGTCGGTGCTTGAGAACTTTGAGGCTGACCACAAGATCTACGGCCAGCCAAGGAACTTTGGCGATGACT